TCGAACACCATAAGCGAATATGACGGCAACGGAGTCATTGAACGCACCCGGTACATGGTATGCGCCAATTGCGGCTATAAAGGAAAGGATATCTGGTATTTAACAAAAAAGAAGCCCCAATTTACTTCCCTTTCAAATTAGACCAATTTAGTATTTTGCTAATGACTTCATTGACAAGCCTTCCCAAAAAAAATCATACTATATAGTAGCTCCTTTCTGAACGGTTTAATGGAGATGCAACAGCCGGTAATGAGCCTCCACATTGCCGGCTACTCGATGACAACAGCTAATTATTTGGCTGTCTGCATAAAAAACAGACTCTGGCAATTAGTGATTCTGCTAATCATAATCATAGCGCCATTGCTGTTTTTTGTCTTACGAATCTTAAACAGGCCCGCACTGGTAAACAGGTTGCGGGTTTTTTAATGTGTTTAAAAAACAGAAATAATCATGCCATTTCAGAAAGGAAATAAGCTCGGCGGCCGCAAGAAAGGTTCTAAAGGAAAGCTCAAAAACGATGTGGTTAATGAGATCCTCGAAGTACATGAGCGGTTAAAGGATAAAAAGAAAGGGCTGCTCGATTGTGCCATGCAAGATCCGAAATGGTTTTTGAGTTTGTTTCTTAAAGGGCTGATACCCAAAAACGTGACTGTTGGAATAGACGAAGACAGCAACACATTGGAAATAATAGTCAAAAAAATTGCCACAGACCGAACTGAAGATAAATAGCGCCTACTACGAGCATCTTGAAAATGACACCGAAATGCAGATTTATTTCGGCGGCTCATCCTCTGGAAAGTCCCGCTTTGTGGCTCAAAGAACCATCCTCGACCTGCTTGAAGGCAAGCGCAATTATATAATAGTCAGAAAAACCCGCCACCACTTGCGCGACAGCGTGTGGAAAGAATTAAATCAAGTCATATCCAGCCTAAATGCAGTCCCTTATTTCAAGTTTAACATTACCAATCTGACAATATCCTGCCTGGCCAATGGCCGGCAGCTTGTATGCGTGGGATTAGACGATGCCGAGAAAGTCAAATCGATTGTGCCTGAGTCTGGCGTATTCACCGATCTATGGGTTGAGGAAGCAACCGAGATTACTGAGGATGATTTCAGACAGTTGCAGCGGAGAATGCGCGGCATGGCCGAAGTGCCGAAGCGTGTCACCTTTACTTTCAACCCGATTTTCCGTGAACATTGGATTTGTCAACGTTGGTTTGCAACCTGGGCTGACTCCGATGCGATTAAAAAAGATTCCGACCTTTTCATACTCAAAACGACCTACCGCGATAACGCTTTCCTTGACGATTATGAAATCAAGGTCTTAGAGACCGAAAAAGATGAATACTGGCGCAACGTCTATACCTTTGGAAATTGGGGGGTTTTGGGAGATGTCATATTCAATAACTGGACAGCGGCTGACGTTATTAACGGGCCTGATTATTATTGGTTCGATTTATTTCGTCATGGGCTTGATTTTGGTTTCAGCAATGATCCTACCGCTTTTGTGCGCCTTTATTATCATAAAGCTACGAAAAGGCTTTTTATCACTCAGGAATGGGGTGCTAAAGAGATTACCAATCCCGCTATTGCCGCAGCGATAAAACCGATGCTCAATGGTGACTATGTGGTTTGCGACAGCGCCGAACCTAAAAGCATAAAAGAACTTCAGTTAAACGGCATAAAGGCCAGGCCCGCCCAGAAAGGCCCGGACAGCGTTATTCATGGTATTCAATGGCTGAAGCAGCAGGAGATCATCATCGACCGTGGATGCACTGAAACGATTAAAAACTTCCAGCTTTATCAATGGAAAAAAGACCCGAAAGAAGACCGGCCTATAAATGTGCCGGTTGACAGGGCCAATGATTTTATAGACGCAATCAGGTATGCCTGCGAGGATTTGATGTTTGCAGATGAGCAATTCGAAATAAGAACCACAAAGAGCAGGGCGGTAATGTAAATGCAGATCCCATTTTTTAATCGATTCCGAACTCAGCCGGCAGCTGCGCCGCAGTTAAAAGCCGATATTAAACCGCCTTCGCTAAAAGAAATCGGCATCATGCGCAGCCGGCTATATCTGGGCAGTGACTTTACATATTACAACCCGGATGAGCTTTTAGCCTATAAGGGTGACGGCATCTATACCCGGATGCTCAAAGACGATCAGGTCAAGGCCGTTTACCGATTCAAGCAGAACGCCATTACCAGCCGGGAATATTACTTTGATATCGAGATCGACCCGGAAACCGAAGAAGAAAACAAAGATCATGTTGAGATAGCCGATTTTTTTATGGCCGCTATCAAAAATATATCCGGCTCATGGTCTGACAAGCTGATTGAAATCCTGTCGGCTTTTAAATCCGGTTTTTCGATATGTGAAAAGATATATGCGCCCTTTGAATGGGACAGCAAAACCTATTGGGGTTTGTCTGATATAAAACTGCGGCCGGCCCAGACGTTTAACAATGGCGGGTTTCAGGTTGATGAACACGGCAGGCTGCTTGCCATAAAGCAGACCGGAATAGGCACAGAAGATATTGAACTGCCAATCGATAAGATTGTGCATTTTGTCTACCAGCCTGATATCGACCGCTATTATGGCGAGTCGGATCTGAAGGCGGCGCACCGGGCCTGGTGGAGCAAAGACATTGCTATCAAGTTTCAAAATATCCACCTTGAACGCCATGCGCATGGCTTTGTCTGGGCTAAAGTGACCGAAGGTAACCTGACACAGCCTCAAAGAGACGCTTTACAGGATGCCCTTGACAATATCACTTTAAACACCGCAATGCAGGTGCCTTACAATGTGGAGCTTGACACCGTACAGCCTCTAAACACCATCGCCTATGAAAAGGCAATTATTCAATACAATTCCGCGATTGCCCGTTCAATGCTGGTGCCTAATTTGCTGGGCTTATCAGAGCAGGGGCCACATGGCAGCCGGGCGCTTGGTGATACTCAGTTCCAGGGTTTTTTGTGGGTGCTCAATGCTATCGATGCTCAGTTATGTGAAGTCCTAAACGAGCAGATATTCAGGCAGCTTGCGCTCTGGAACTTCGGTACAGAGGATTTCCCGCGCTATTGCACGCAACCGCTATCCCAATCAGAACAGCTTGAATTGATGAAAGGCTGGGCCGAGCTTGTCAGCAAGGGCGCGGTTACCAAATCCGATTCCGACGAAAGCTATATCAGAAAAACCCTGGGTATGCCCGAAAAGAGCGAGCCTGACCCTGACGAGATGCCGATTGAAATGCCTGATAATGAGCAGTGGATCAACCAGCAGCCGGACTCCGAATTTATCCTACAGCAGTTTGCCGACAAGCCCTGGTTAAAGCGGGTCAACTTCGCTTTGATGGAGCGCCGCTGGAATAATGCCGATGCCAATATCAGCCAGAAACTAACCGATATCACCGCCCAGATAAAAGATGATTTATTCAAGCAGGTGGAGAAGATAGGCGGCGCCCGCAGCTGGGGCAATGTTGACCCGAAAGAATTGCAACAGATATCAATTCCCAAAACCCGCATGGCCGACCTCCGCAAAACCATGCAGCGCACATTGATTGACATTTTCAATGAAGCATATGACCAGGCCGCAAAGGAACTGCCGAAACGGGTATTTCGCAGAATCGGCATAGGCATGGACAAAACACAGGCCGAACGCTTTATCAATTCGCGCATGATGGCGCTTGCGCAAAAATACGGAGACGCGATTGTCGAGTCTGTTGACTATGTTCTGCAAAACGCTATCCGGTATGACAAGTCCCTGCGCGAGACCATGCTTGACCTTGATAAAGCTATTTCAAAATTCCTTGCCACAACCGGCGAGGCCCCGCTGCCGGCCTTCAGGCTTGAAAACATCGCCCGCACTGAAAGCAGCAAGGCCATAAATGAGGCCCGCGCTTCATTATTCGGCGATCCTGCGCTCAAGGGCTTTGTGGTGGCCTATGAATATTCGGCAATCATGGACAGCCGCACCACTGAGATATGCGCTTCATTGAACGGCAAGATTTTAAGAGACTTCAGCCATTATCAGCCGCCTAACCACTTTCAATGCCGGTCAATCCTGATTCCGATAACTCAGGTTGATGAATGGAACGGCAAAGAGATTGTGCCGTCAAGCAAAATCCAGCCGCAAGAGGGCTTCGGGTAATGGCAAAATTAAGGGCTGAAATACGGGTTTTAGACGTCGGAAGGCTTGAGGCTATCAATGATTTGATTAATGAGCTTTTAGATACGATTCAGGATTTGCGCCTTGTCATTACCGGCAAAGACGATGATTTCGAGATAAGCGAAATCGAAAAGGAGCGCAAGAAATATATCGACAGGTTTGCAAACATAATCACGGATGAAAAATGATTTCTTCATACTCGGACATGGCGGCAGCGGCACTTCACTTTTGCGAGGGCTTTTAAATGCGCATAATGAAATCGATTGCGGCTTTGAAGCCTGGGCGGTCAAAAACAAAGACATTGACGGCAACCTTGCGAAATGGGCGCAGATTGCAAAAGAACATGACAAGATCTGGGGCAATAAAATACCACTTGAAATGTTCTGGTCAAACCACTGGCCGGATGAAAAAATTACTGAAATCGGCAAGAGCTTTCTTGTCCTCTGGATTGTGCGCCGGTATCCGAAGTGGATCAAGAAACAGGAATCGCGCAAAGCGGAGCAAAACTGGATTAAAGGCCGGGCGATATATTGGGCCATACGCAACGGCAGACCGGACGCAGTTATTGAAGTTTCCTTTGAAGATTTACTGCTGCGCACCGAAAGCGAACTGCGGCGCATTTGCGACTTTTTGCATATCGGCTATGAGCAGCAGATGCTGCTTAATGGACTGAATAACACCGGCCATGCAAAGTTTAATTACGGCAAAATATTAACTGAAAAAGTTTAAAGGGGGTAAAAATGACTCATGCAGAAAAAGCAGAGCAAATGGAAAAGGACTTGAAGGCGCAGCAGTTAGCGCGGGTTATGTATTGGAGTTTTTTCAAAGAAAATCCGCAGGTAGCAGAAGACCTTGAAGACAGTTGGGCTTTTTGGCTCGAATGCAAAGCGACTGCGCTTGAAAATCACGGCTTTAAAAGGGATGAAACAATCCAAATGATTTGTGCCACTTTGAAATCGCCTAAATGAAAATAAACACCGTAACAACCATTGAGCTTTCAAGCCTTTGTAATCTGTCTTGTTCATATTGCATAAACCGGATGCTGGTAAAAGATCCATCTCGCAAGCCTGGGATTATGAACGATGCCGTATTTGACCGTTGTGTCGAGATTGTTAGCGAATTGACCGAAAGAGGCACACAAAAAGAATTGAATCTAAACGGCAACGGTGAATCCCTGCTCGACCCGCAGCTGATTGAACGGATAGGCAAGCTGCGCGCCCAAATGGGTGATCGGCTACACATACAACTTAGCACCAATGCGACACTTGTTACCCCTCAATCGGCTGCGGGCCTTAAAAATGCAGGAATAAACCGAATTGACTTATCACCGCATAAACCAGAAGCGGTGCGCTTTGCGGTCTGTTACATGGGCGCTGCGGGTATAACCGGCGCAATCAATGCCGGGCCTCTGCTCAAAAGTCATAATTGGGCCGGGCAACTTGAACCTGAAAACAGTATTCCCTGTACCCCTGAAGGCGTTAAGTGTGACCCCTTAATTGACGGCCGCGCGTATATCCAAAGCGAGGGCGATGTGGTGCCCTGCTGCTATGACTACCGTAATCTGGGCAGAATAGGCCATGTTTTCGATGCCGATATTTTAGAACGGGAACTAAAACCATTTGAACTTTGCAAAACCTGTCACCAGATTTTGCCGGATGAATTGAAATGACATTTCTTGTCGCAGTGCTTTTTGCTTTTATCATTTTTGTGGCCGCTTATATCGCAATCGAGTGCGCGGCCCTGGACGACGACGATTGAAACTGCCGAGTCAATCAAAGTATGAAAGCGGTATGACACAATGCGAAATGGACGAATGCACCGAATGTGATGAGTGTGAAAGTGGGCAAAATAGTATTTGCATCCACCGCCGCAGGTTCGGTGACATTACCCTATGCACTTGGACTGAAAAAGAAACCGATGCACCCGATAACTAAAATTATAATGCATCACAGTTTGACAGAAGACAGCGGCACCGTCAGTTGGGGGGCTATCCGGCAGTTTCATATCAAGGTGCATGGCTGGAAAGATATCGGTTATCATTACGGGGTTGAGCTTGTCAATTTTGATTATGAGATCCTTGTCGGCAGGTTTGAAGACCACATGGGCGCGCACACGCTCGGCCATAATGATGATTCTATCGGGGTGTGCGTGGTCGGCAATTGGGACAAGCTGCGGGTGCCGAAACAGCAATGGCTCAAATCCCTGGCGCTGGTGCGTGATATCTGTAAGCGGTATGGCCTGAAGGCATCCGATGTTTACGGCCACCGGGATTTTGCAAACAAAAGCTGTCCGGGTATCAATTTTTCAATGGAGCAATTCAGGGAAGATTTAAACATCTAAAAAGGGGTAACTGGTACATGAAAATAACGACAATCAACACAATCGAGATTTCAAGCGTTTGCGATAACAAGTGCGAATATTGTCCAGCGCCATTGCAGCATAAATACCGCAAGGTCGGCTTTATGAATCGGGAAGTATTTGAACGCGCAATCGATCTGGTAAAATATCTGTGCGACCAGGGAACGCAGCGCGAGCTGAATCTTTTCGGGGTAGGGGAGCCGACCCTGCATCCGCAAGTAGTCGAGTTTGTAAAACATGCCCGGCACAAATTGCCATTTAAGCAGGATTTGCATTTAAACACCAATGGAAACACCATGACGCTTGAACTGGCGAAAGCGTTAAAAGATGCCGGGATAACCGCAATCGATATTACCGCGCACCATGCGCGAGCGGCCACTAACACCGTACGCATATTTCAGGCGGTCGGCATGCCCGGCAGAATCAGCCTTGATTTTATAACACAACCCAATAATTGGGCCGGACAGGTGGACTGGTTCAAACCCAATTATCATAAAATACAGCATGAGGCCAATGTCTGTCCCTGGCTTGGACGTGGGCAGGTCATGGTTATGTCAGACGGCAATATAACCAATTGCTGCATTGACGCTTTTGCGCAGGGAGTTTTCGGCACGGTGTTTGATGACATTGCAGAGCTTGAAATAAAAGAAATGCCCCTTTGCAGAAAGTGCCACCATCTAACACCGGGCGAATATGAGATCATGCGAAAAAGTTACTGCCAGGCGGTGAGCGCATGAACTACTGCGAGACCAAAATAAAACTGCATAAGACCGACCTGCATATGGCCCGTTGCGAAGATATGCTACCAAATTATAGCGGGCCTCGCCGGGGTGCAATTGACCTGGGCGCTCATGTTGGCACCCGCAGTCTGTGGCTTATGACAGACGGAGGCTTTGAAAAGGTCTGGGCCGTAGAACCGGCAATCGATAATTTCAATCTGCTTTGCAGCAATATTATCGAAAACGGTTTCGCGGGCAAGATAATCCCGGTGCTGGGCGCGGTGGATATTGATTGCCATCTTTGCAATTTCAAATATGCCGGTATCAACCGGGGCCAATGCTCGATTTGCTACCGTGAAGGCGCTGCGCCGACCGCATACAGTATGATGACGATTGCGCTCTGGGATTTGGTATTCAATATAAAAAGTCCGATTGATTTTTTAAAGATGGATATTGAAGGCAGCGAATACTCTATCTTTTCAACCCTTGTCGATGCAAAAACGGCTTTGCGAGGCATCAATTGCCTGTTTATCGAAACGCATGGCCCGAACAATGAATTTTTTGACGATAAATGGTTTTCAGAACTCGGCTATGATCCGAAAGACCCGAACAGCCGACTAATGGATCAGATAAAAAGATGTGGCTTTGACCATATGGAACTAACAGACATTGGGCAGATTATGGCCCAAAGGAGCAGTAAAGATGCCTTATGAATCTAACGCAGACCTGCCTGAAGGCGTAAGAAACGCATTGCCGGAAAAGGCGCAGTCCATATTCCGCAACGCTTTTAACAGCGTTATGAAAGGCGGGGCAAGCGAAGAAAGCGCCATGAAGCAAGCCTGGGGTGCTGTGAAAAACGCCGGCTGGACAAAGGACAAAGACGGCAATTGGCATAAAGGAAATTCGCAGCTTGACCTGTTTGCGAAAACCTTTGAATTTGATGCCGAAATTTTCAGCACCGGCAAATGGAACGGCGACAAATACAGCGAGCAGGATTTGCAAGATTTAGTCGATAACTTCAATGCCCTGGCCGATACCGTAAAGCCTCCTGTCAAGCTGGGCCATGCCTGGAAAGAGGGGCAGCCCTCGCTTGGCTGGGTAAAGTCATTGAAGAAAGTCGGCAACAAGATAGTTGCGACACTAAGCGAAGTGCCTGAGATCGTATATGATGCAATCAAGGCTGGCCGCTATAAGCGGGTCAGTTCTGAAATATACTGGAATTTCAAAAGCGCGGCCGGGAAGACTTTCAACTATGTCTTGAAAGCGGTCGCACTTTTAGGGGCCGATATTCCCGCAGTCGATAATCTTAAAGATCTGGCGGCCTATTTGACTCGACAGTTGCCCGCAGGGGCAGACTTCGAGCAGGAACTGGCTTATGAGTTTGAAACCGAAAGCCATGCGGGTGACACAAAAATTTATATTAAAATGGAAAAGCAAGGAGATAACAAGATGTCAGACGAACAGATTAAAAAGTATGAGAAGCAAATCGAGGATGAAAAAAAGGCCCGTGAGGCCGCAGAAGCTGCTGCAAAAGCCGCCGATGCCAAACTGAAAGAATTTACCGCCGCAGCTGAGAAAGCCGATAATGAGCGCCGCACCAAAGAGTTTAAATCCGAGTGCGAGCGTCTTGTTACCCTGGGAAAACTGATGCCGGCCGAGCGTGACAAGCTGGTCGAAGGCATCCCGACTTTTCAGTATTCAAAAGACGGATATCTGGTGCCGTTTGTTGCCGTGCGTGAGTTTATCGAAAAGCGGCAGGTGCTGGATCTGGACGAAAAAGGCGTTGAAAAGAAATCTAAAGAATATGCAAGCGCATCAGACGAGTTAGCTGATCGCGCTAAAAAATACAGTATTGAGCATAAGGTAAATTATGACGTGGCGGCAAAGGCCATTCTGGAGCAAGACCCCGAACTGGCAAACCGCTATAAACTTCAATAGGAGAAATTTTTACTATGGGTACAGCAAATACCTATGCGATTACCTATGCTTTCACAGCCGGCGAGAATTTGAACACTTCCGGCCATGAGGGCGTAGCCATCGCATTGAATGACGGCAAGGTCGCTAATCAGGGATATGAGGCTACCGGCGTTCTGGCTTCGAAGCCCAAAAGCGGCGAAAATGGCTCAATGATCATATTGGGCGTGGCAAAGGCTCGCGCAGGGGTTGCTCTGGCATTAGGGCAGCGTGTGCGTGTAACGACTTCAGGTTATTTCGTAGTAGCCGCTTCGGGTTATGGCGACAGCGGCCGTGCGATGGAAGCCATTACTTCAGGCTCCCTGGGGCCAATCTTTTTCCACGGTGTGGCAGACTACCTGCCGACCAGCTTGTAGAAAGGAGAATTGACCTATGGGAACCGCTTCTGGACATGATCTTCATATTGATCAAAACTTGACTAATGTGGCTATCAACTATCGCCCCGGCAATCTGATTGCCGATATGATTGCGCCGATTGTGCCTGTCGGCAAGCAATCTGACTATTACCCGGTATGGTCTCAGGCCGATATTCTCAGAGTCGAGACCGCTCTGCGTGCGCCCGGCACCGAGGCGAACAAAATCACTCGAAGCGTAAGCTCCGGAGCGTACTATGCCGAAAACTACGCTTTAAAAACCATGCTGACCCTTGAAGACAGGGAAAACATGGACGCAGCCTATGTCAATGAGCTTCGCAATGGCCGCGCTACTTTCCTGGTCGGCAAAATGGGCCTGGTATGGGAAAGTCGGGTTGCCAATCAGGTGACCAGTACTTCAAATATTGGCAGTTCAACCGCTGTCGCTTCGGCATGGACAGATTATAACGCTGGAAACAGCACCCCGGTTGAAATGATGTTTACCGGCATTGATGTTGTTCAGGATACGACCGGCTATCGCCCGAACAGCATCCTGTTTAGCGGGCAGGCATGGCGCAACTTCAGGCGGCATGATGACGTTATTTCATTGCTGCACGGTGACACTGGCACGGGAAGTCCGCGCATTGTATCCCGCCAGCAAGTGGCGGCACTGTTTGAGGTTGACAGGTTGCTGGTAGGCGAAGCCTATATCAACACGGCGGCCGAGGGCCAGAGTCAAACGCTGGTGCCGGTCTGGGGCGACCATGTGCTTATTTACTATGCACCGAGCGCACCGAGCATCGAAGAGCCGAGTTTCATGTATTCATTCAGATGGAGTCGGCCCGGATTGCCGAACATGACTGTTGAGCGTCACCCGTTTGATGCCAAAATCAAGGCTGAAGAAGTTGAATTGGGCGTCTATCAGGATGAGGTAATCACTTCAAAGCCTCTGTCTTACCTGATTACGAATGTGACCAGCTCAAGCTAAAACCAATGCGTGCGCGGCGGGTAAAACTCATCTGGGAAATTACCCCGCCCGGTACTTTGAGGCCCCCGGCCCGCCGCGCACCTTTCGGGGTAACAGGAGAAAATATATGTTTAATCTAGGGGCCATACCGCATGTAGCGGATATCGAAGGCCGCAAGGAATTTAAAAGGCGCATGATCCTTGAAATCGAAAAGCTGGGCGGCAGTGCAAAGGAAAGTGAAAGCCTTGAAAATATACGCGAGAAACACCGCAGGCTGGGGGCTAAGTTGCCGCCGGCTGAAACAAAGAAAGAAGAACCGAAAAAGGCAGAGACTCCGGCAGCTACAATACCGGAAAAGAAAAAAAGCAGGAAATAACTTTAACAAAAAGGGGGTAAAAACAGCTTATGCAAATAGTCATCCACTGCGGCGGGATGCCGTTTAACGGCAACACGATTCCATCGGGCCAGAGCCTGGGGGGGTCTGAGTCTGCGGCCTATTTCATGGCAAAGGAACTTGCAGCACTCGGCCATCGGGTGATCTGCTTTACCGCCAGCCAGGAAATGGGAAAATTTGACGGTGTAAATTATCAGTTCATGGGTCAGCAAAATCAGCAAAATCCTATGGGTGTCAATTTCCATACCATTATGCAGATACCCCATGATGTCTGCATTATTCAGCGGCATCCGTTAGCATTTATCAGGCCGATGAATACAAAGCTAAACATCTGGTGGCTGCATGACCTTGCACTTATCCGAAATGGCCCGCAGGTATATCACCAGATGCCGTTTGTCGATCATGTGCTCTGCGTTTCAGAATTCCATCGCCAACAGGTAGCAAAGATTTATGACATTGACTTGAATATGATCACCGCCACCACAAACGGCGTTGATTATTCAATGTTTGACGGCATCGTCGTGCGCTCATTAGATGATCGCCAGCCTAAAAGCCTGGTGTTCGCTGCCCGGCCAGAACGCGGCCTTGAAGAGATTATACGGCCAAAGACAGGCCTTGCTGAACTGATGCCCGATTATCAGTTCAATATCTGCACCTATAAGAACGTGCCGGATCATATGCGGGGCTTTTATGAATATTGCTGGCAACGCTGCGCAGAATTGCCCAATGTTAAAAATCACGGCTTTTTAGGAAAGAAGCAGCTTTATGACCTGCTTTCCCGGTCAACAGCCTATATATACCCGACCAGCTTCGAAGACACCAGCAACATAATGCTGCTTGAAGCCAATGCGGTCGGCACCCCGTTTGTCGGCCTTGCCGATCATGCCGCTTTGCCTGAGACCGGCAAAAACGGCGGCTTTTATCAGGTAAAGGTAAATGATCAATATCAATACGGGATAGACGGCAAGACCAATCTATCAGACGATGACCTGAAAATCTTTACCGATAAGGTAAAATATATTTGCGAGAATGAAAGCAAATGGCGGCAGCTGCATGACAAGGCATTGCAGAAACGGCAAAGCTGGAAACAGGCAGCCATGCAATGGGATAAATTGTTTAAGAGCCTGCTTGCCTCCAAATGCAGCGACAAGCGCCGACTTTTTAAACACTTTGAGCACTATTCAGATATCTACCATATCAAAGACGAAGCGCAGGAGCAACTAAAGGATAATTACCACTTTATTTATTCGGGCAAATATAAAGAACATTACGATAAATACTATCAGTATGAAGAAGATCGAGGGGTCAAATATGGCCCGGAGGATTTAGACGGAAATCCCCGCTTTGAGCATACCGCCCGGATAGTTGATGACTTGATAAAAGTCTTTGCTGATAAACAGCTATCATTTAAAAACGTGCTCGATTATGGCTGCGCCCACGGCCATTATGTAATGAATCTTGTAAAACGGTTTCCGCAGCTTAACTATACCGGCATTGATATCAACCAGAAAAATATTGAGATCGCAAACAAATGGAAGGCCGAGCAATGCCCCGAAGTGGATATGTTCTATCCGAACTTTATCTGCGGCACGGTTGAAAATATCGAGACCGATCAGAAATTTGATTTAATCATCTGCACCGAAGTGCTTGAGCATGTGCCAGACCCGGTTGCGCTGTGCGAACAGCTTAAAAAGCATTTATCGAAAAACGGTTATATGATTATCACCGTTCCCTATGGTGCCTGGGAAGCCATAGGCTATGAGCAGCACAAAGGATGGCGGGCACATATCCACCAGCTTGAACGGCAAGACCTTGAAGACATTTTCGGCAAGCAGCTTGCCTTTAACCTTCAGGGCTTACCGCACTCACCGAACCTGGGCCATTATTTTGTAACCTTTGAAAACAATGCCGAACCGCTGGGCAAAATAGACGAGCATCGCAAGCTGCAAGTGCAATCCCCGCAGGAAACGGTAAGCACCTGCCTGATTGTAAAAGACGGTGAGACCACGCTTGCCCGCACCCTGGACAGTATAAAGCCGATCTATGATGAGCTTATCATCGGAATAGATAAAACCACAACCGATGACACCCGCAGGATATGCGATAAATACGGCGCAAGGTATTTCAATATCGACAGCCCGCTGCAAATTGGCTTTGATTCTGCCCGGAATAAAACCATTGAAAAGGCAACCTGCGATTGGATTTTGTGGATAGATGCCGATGAGGTCATGGAGCAGACGGAAAACCTGCGCAAGTACCTGCGGCCAAACGGTTTCAGCGGATACGGAATAAAGCAGCATCATTTTGCGGTCGAGCCTGAAGGCATCTTGAAAACCGATTTTCCATGTCGGCTTTTTAGAAATCGGATTGGCTTTAAGTTCTTCGGCCATGTCCATGAGCACCCGGAGATAAAAGAATGCGGCAAGGGTATCCCGAATACTGGCAAAATTTATGTGATACCAGATGTGGCGATTATGCACACCGGGTACACAACCGAAATATTGCGCCGTAAACGCTTTGAGCGCAATTTCCCCTTGATGCGAATTGAGCGCGAGAAATATCCTGATAGGCATCTGGGCAAGTTTCTCTGGATGCGCGATCTTGCGCATTTATGCAAATATACTCTTGAGCGCAACGGCGGCCAGATGACCGCCGAAGTAAAGCAATGGGCAATGGAAGGCGTGCAGATTTTCAGAGATATGGTAAGTTGCGAAACTCCCAGCGTCCGTTTGATTGCAGACGGCATCATGTATCAAAGCGAGATGGCCCGTTATCTTGCCAATGGCAATACGATTGAATTCGCCTTTGACTTCGGAAGCGCGAAGGGCAGACCATTACAGCAGAAAATGCCGGTGCATGGACACTTTTTGACCCAGGGTGATATCGACAACTTGGTAAATGTCATGGTCACCGAAAATACAAAGTATTATGAGGATAAGTATTATTAATGGGCAGATATATCGATTACAATGAGCTACTCATCCGATATCCGCTGGTAAAAACTTGGAGCGACCAGCCAAGCCATGTAGATAGTTACTTGATTTATTATGCTGAAAACCGGGTTGATATGCTTATGGCACCGGCATATACAACGCCATTTTCAGCGGGTCACCCCACTGTTAAAGACCTGTCATTTGAGATGTGTCTTTATATGATCACGCTTGAAAAAGATCCTGAAAAAGCGAAGTCAATTTATGACATTATCACCGATCAGGTTGATAAATTGCTATCGGGCGAAGCGCAGGTCATAACTGGCAGCGGCACACTGGCCCCGGATGCTCCCGGCGCAGCGATATGGAGCAATACAAAAGATTATCTGCCGACACATACCATGCTTGACGATGACAGTCCCTATACTCATGTGGATAGTTCACAGCTTTATAATCTTGAGAATGAGCGGATGTAATGTCTGAAAGTGCTTTTAAAATAGTAAATCTGCGGCAGTTTACAAATAAAATACGCAGAATACACGGCAAACTTGAAAAGCGCGGCAGCGTGGGCGGCCCCATGCACCAGGCGGTTATATTTCTTGACGGCTGGATTCAGCGCAATTTCAGGGATGACGGTCGGCTGGCAATGGGCGGCAGCGGCTGGAAACCGCTTGCGCCATCGACTGTCAAAGCACGCGAGCGAGGCTGGGGATACTATAAGCCAAAGACATCAAACCCGCAGATATTGCGGCACAAAGGTTTTTTAATGCGTCGCTGGAAACATGATTACAATGACCGCCGGGCGGTGATTGAAAACTTTGCTACCAGCAAAGGGTATTACTACGGCGTGGCCCATGATGAGGGCCGGGGCAATCTGCCGGAACGTAGGATTTTACCGAGAAACGAACAGGTCGCAACAGATATAAGAAAGATATTTGGCCGATGGGTCGGAACCAGCTTAAAATAGCGCCTATCGCTTCATATTATCACGATATGAGCGAGATCTTTTAAATCGAATACAACCTTATAGGAGTTTAGAAAATGGCAGCAACAGGAACCTGCACAACGTCTGCATGGAAAATGCAAGGCATTAGAGGCATTACCTTTACATGGGAATCTGACAGCGGCGGCATCGTTACCGATGTTACCTGCCTTACGGGGGTAACGGGGATATTGAAAAACAGCCTTGTTTATCCGAGTCAAGCAAGCGGCTATGTGCCGGATTCCGGTTTTGATTGCTATCTGTTTAATGCAGACAGTTTTGATCTGTTTAATGGCGTGCAGATTAATCAAACCGATTTGCCCAAAAATTGGGCGAAAACTTTGAGCTATACAAACAGCAGCCAGGTGCTTCTGGTAAATGAGACCATGCGGTTGCATATCGAAAATGTAGGCAATAATCGGCGCGGCTATGTAGTAGTGACTTTGGAATGATAAACTTTAAGAACATAACGCAGGCGGCAGTTGATTTGCTAATCACGCAGGCCGGCGATGATTTCATAATCGAGCGTAACCCGGTGCGGCCCGCCGACCCGGTTAAGGTAATGCGGGACGGTAAAAAGGGCTGGATTGGCGTCTATCGCAGCGGCCTTAAATATGACCCTTATGCAGTCGGCGCTACGCCGTGGCTTGCAACCATGCGCTTTGTTGTAGAAATTCAGGTTGCTAGCACCGCCACCCCGGAGGATTGCGAGGATCGCCTTTGCGATGCTGAAAAGCAGATCCTTGACATTTTTGAAGCTGATCGCAAAACCGGAAAACTGTCGGGAACCGTGCATAATATAACCGGCTTTGAGATTACTTACGAAGTTAATGCAGATGAGCAGACCTATTACCAAGCTGCTTTGATAACAGTTATAGCGGAGTTAAGGACATGATAAAAATAAAATGGATTGAAAAAAAGCGGCAATTTGTGCCGGGCCTGGGCGAGATTGAACAGGATCAGCAAATCCTCGTTAATGAACAGCTCGCAAGGGGTTTGATCAGACAGGGCAAGGCCGTTGAAGTTTTACCGGAAAAGACAAAAAAGGTTAAGGAGGAAGACTAATGGCTTATGGTCAAGATGGGCATATAGGGATAGGATTTCAAAACTCGCTCGGCACGGCAAACGTCAGTAGTTTCTGGTATATGCCGTTTGTAAGCGAGACCCTAAAAGAAAACATCGAGGATTTAATCAGCAAATCGCTTTCAAGCAGACTTGAAGAACCAGACCCCTATGAAGGGATGCACAGCATTGAAGGCGATATCGTAATTGAAGTTCACCCGCATAATATCGGCGTGTTTCTAAAGGCCTGGGCCGGGCAGGAATCGGTCAGTTTTACGAATAGCTGCCGCAACCATTTGTTTCTGCCGATTTCAGACGATTGGGACGCTGAAAAAGCGGCTTTGCCACCGATGACGATTGAAGTCTATCGGGATACCGGCAGCGCCTATCAGTATTATGACATGATGCTCAACCAGCTTGTATTTGAAATCAGTCAGGGTGCAATCTATCGGGCAACGGCTTCCTTTATCGGCGCTCAGTTTGCATGGATGCAAAAGACAACTCCGACCTATGAAACCGGGTCATATTTTACGTGGGATACGGTATCATTGAGCATAGCGGGCGCTGCGGTCTCTGACATCAGCGAGGCCACCATTACCCTGAATAACAATCTTGAAGGCCGTGCCTTTCTGGATGGCAATAAATATCATGGCCGGATTTTAAGAAGTGACTTCAGAACCATTGAACTCACCGGAACCATGCTGCTTTCTGGTGACACCGAAGCCCGCAATTATAAAAATCGAACCTTGCAACGGGTATTGATTACCGCAACAGACCCGACCACGGTAATGCTTGCACATAACCAGCTGGTAATCGATATTCCCAAAATGCGCTATACAAATTTTCCAGCCAATATCGGTGGCCCCGGTCTGGTGGAGGTCAGCTTTACCGGCAAGGGCGGCTATGACGCGACCAGCAGTTATGCGGTGCAGTTTACGCTTGTAAATACTAATGATGCTTACTGATAACCAAAGGGGGTAATTTGGATATTTCATTAGATTGGCAACGGCATGAATTTGGATTAAACGGCGAAGTGATTTCAATGGAAATTTGCCCGATGCAGGTCGGTGCAGTGTTTCAGCTTATGCAGATAAAGCCCGATTCACCGGATCAAAAGCAGATAGACATCATGGTCAATATTTTCAACCAATATGTGAGAAACATTGAAAATCTGACCATAAATGGCAAGCCGATCACACCGGAGCAAATTGCCACTACAGCGCAGTTGATACCATTATCCGGGCAGGTAATGACCAGGCTAACCGAGATCAGCCGTTTGCCGGAGGCCGATGAAAAAAACTGAAACAGGCAATCGACTTTGTTTCAATCGGCAAAAGAATCGAAAAGCCGATTGCCGGAAAGCTGTTTGACTATTGGTTTAGGGTTTTCCATCTGTGCCATGAATTTAGATTTGACGGCGGCGAATCACCCGCAAAAAGCGCAAAGGGCAAAATCATTAAAACGGGTTATTACAGCCGCATTTTTTTACCGAAGGCCGGCGGCATAATGGAGCAGGATAATCTAACTATGCAGGTGCTCGATGTCATGCGCGACTATTACCAGCACCGGCAATTTGCGAAGATTAAAAAATAATGGCTGAACGCTTACAGATCATAATCGATGCAAAGGATCAATTTTCACAGGCTTTTACAAAGTTGCGAGGTTCTTTAAACAGAACCGCCAAATCTGCCTTAAAACTCAGTGCTGTCTTTGGTGCCATTGGAGTCGGCGGCGGCATAGCATCCCTTGCTGCCGTCTTAAAAGATTCAATCAAAGTCGGTGCTGAATTTGAGCAGAAAATAAAAACGGTCGGCGGTGTTATGCGGGCAAGCCAGCAGGAATTTGAAGACCTGACCGCCATAGCCCGCAAAATGGGAGAAACGACCGAATATACTGCAACTCAGGCAGCAGAGGCTTTGAAGTTTTTGGGAATGACAGGCTTTAGAGCCTCCGATGCAATCAAGGTATTGCCCGGAGTATTAGACCTTGCGACCGCCTCTAATACCGATCTTGCACGAACAGCCGATATTACATCAAACGCGTTGAAGGCAATGCAATTGCCGGTTGAAGATTTGAATCGGGTCAATGATGTTTTTATAAATACATTGACCAGCGCAAACGTCAATATGGAAAACCTTGCGGAGGCGTTTAAGTATGGCGCTCCGATAGCGCAATCAATGGGATATGATATTGAAACATTATCGGCATTAATTGGTGCGTTAGGCGATGCGGGCGTGCAGGGTTCATTGGCTGGAACGCAGTTATCGCAATCATTTTTAAAGTTAGATAAGGTATGGAAAGAACTTGGCATAAATGGTGAAGGCAAAAATTTAATCGATGCACTAAAAGCCATTAATGCGGCTGGCTGGGACACGAATAAGGTAATGGAGACTTTTGACATACGTTCTGGCCGTGCAATCCTCGTCCTGCGCAATATGATCCCGCGTATCGAAGAACTGACAGCCGCCAATAAAGATTCAGCAGGGGCAGCCAAGCGCCTTGCCGATATCATGCGTGATACAGTTATCGGGCGATTCAAAGAATTAAAATCAGCAATCGAGTCAATTCAATTAGATGTATTTAAAAGCAACGAGGGGGAAATAAAACGACTTTTAGAAGATTTGACAAAGGTTTTTAGAGAAAACCGCGACCAGATTATTGCCTTCGGTGATGCCGGTGTGAAATGGCTGCGGGCGGTTGCGCATGAATTGGTAGCAGTTGCAAAAGCCCTTGCCTGGGTCGATAAAAACATCACCGATAAAATCATTGATTTCTTTTTCGGCCCTACCAAAGACCCGACAAAACTGGATCTTTTAAATCAACAGCTTACACAGGCGCAGCAAAATATTCACGATTATTATCTGGCAATGGCCGAGGGGCAGCCGGTTGATGAGAATTTCCTGAAATTGCAGCGAGACAAAATCGCATTATTGCAACAGGAAATTGAGGCATTATCAGACCGTGCAAAAGCGATAAAAATTGAGGGCTTATCACCAGATGAGTTTGCGTTTCCGGAACCGACAAAGCTCCCAACGTTAGCCGTCCCCAATTATGATGATGAAGCGATCAAAGAACTTGATAAACGATTAAAAGATTATATTTCCAGTCAAAAAGCCGAGCAAGAAAATTTTTATGATTTTCTGACCGGCATGGATGAGGAGTACAACGCTGCTCAGGTAGAAAAAGAGCGCGAGAAATATGAGCAGTTAAAGGCTTTACGGACTGAATACCTCGGCACCGAATACGATAAACTGCAAGAGTGGTATGACCAACAGATTGAGCAATACGGCACCTTTCAGGAAGGCAAAGCGGTAATTGATGAAATCTACGCACAGCGCAAAGCAGACCTTGACGAAGCCAAGCAACAAAAAGAACAGCAGCTTCAGGATGAAACCTTTAATAATCTGATTGCAAGCACAAAAGCCTTCGGCAAAAAAGGTTTTGCGATAGCCAAAGCCTTTGAAGTCGCACAGGCCACAATGGCAGCTTACCGCAGCTTTACGAATACCCTTGCGACTGCTTCTGAGTATTTTCTGCCACCGATACCGCAAATCATGGCCGGGGTTGCCCTGGCCGCCGGTCTTGCGCGTGTGGCTGCGATATCTGCAACCAAATATTCAGGCGCGGCCCACGGCGGCCTTGAAAACGTGCCGCGTGAGCAGACATATCTGCTCGACCGTGGGGAGCGGGTTTTAAGCCCTGCGCAAAATAAAGACCTGACAGATTTTCTATCAAACGGTGGCTCTGGTCTGACAATTAATGGTGATCTGGTTTTGGAAGTAAATGCACCAAGCCCGATTCAGGATATGAAGAAATCAGATTGGCAGGATACCGTTGAAGTTTCAATCATACCGGCGCTTAGAACGCTTGCAACAAGAGGCATTAGACCATGAGCCTGACATTCCAACTTGGCATATCAAGTATAGATGCCATTCAGCTTATGCCTGAATATGATTTCAGCAATAGTGTAAAGCTGATTGAATCACGGCACCGCACCCAGGCCGGTACGCAATATAGCTACAAGTGGGGCGATTATGCCCGCTTTGAGTTTTCTCTTGAGTATGTCACCGAAGCAAATGCAACTATTATAAATAGCTGGTGGCAATCGCGCAGCGAGCTTTTATTCTTTGTCGATTCAGGCGGCACCACAGATATTTATAGCGTCATGGTAATGAATGACGACCGGCCGCTGGACGGATATAATAAACCATATGACAGCTACCGGAACGGGAAGCTGATACTGGAAACCTATTGACCGTAGCCGATACCAATCTTCTCTATCTTTCATTATCACCCAATACGGTTGACATCGCAGGCCTTCCGGTGACGGTATCGGTAAATTTGCTTTCAATGGGCGTGCAGGTCAACCCGCTGGCCGATGACCCGCCAATCAGCATATGGTTGCAAAGTCAATTTGAGCAGAAAACTTACAGCCCGCAGCGCAAGGTTTATATCGGCGGCTCTGATTATTCCGAGCGGGTTGTCACCTGGCCGAAGATCAGCCGTACCGCAAATGATGTTAAATCCGTAAAGATAAAGGTGCCGCTGGCAAATGATGATGGCGCATTAAACAGTTTCTATGAGCAGACATATACACTTCAAAATACGGTCAGCATAATTTTAGGAGACACACACCCGACAAGTGGCTGGGAAAGTTTCAAGCTGTTTACCGGCAAGATATCCGGGGTGTCATATGACAAGCGCCAGTGCATAGTTGAGGCCCGTGACAAGTTCTGGGATTTTACCGAGCGCAAAGTTGGTGATACCGACAGCGTAATCAACATACCGGATTCAGGCGGCATCGCGCCGTCTGAAATAGCATGGATACTTTGCACCTGTTACGGCGGCCTTGATACGCTTAAAAGCAATTATAACGAAGACATTTACTGGTCTGATTTTGCCGAGTGGTCTGCTCAGTTTTCAGCCGACAGTATTCTGGCACATGGCCGCTATGACGGCCAGAAGATTTCAGAAGCCCTTTACGATCTTGCTCAATATACCGACAGCGCCATTGTATTGGCAGGAGACGGCCGCATACATTTCAGCCGCTTCGGTGAAGTCAACAGCAATGATTATACCTGGACGCAAGACAAGATCATCGACTTGGGCATTGATGTCAATAAAAATCGGCTGGTAAACAGGCAATGGGTCTATTGGGATTATAGCGTTGATTCCGATTATTATATGGGCAAGGTGTTCGCGCAGAACAGTACCAGCGTAAATACCTTTGATTTGCATGAGTATGTGATTGAAAAAGAGTCGGTATGGTATGTTGACAGCGTAAGCGCCCTAAACATTGCGCAGCGGAAAGTCGCTTTGCTTTCAGACCCGCCGAAATACTTCGAACTTGAAACGGGATTGAGCGGCATATGGCGCAAAATTGGAGAAACCGCCCGCTTTGTTGACAGCTTTTTTAATGTAACATCGGCCGCCGGGTGGCGCATAGTTCAAGAAGAAATAAATTTACATGATTGCTCGGTCGTAAAAGAACTGGATGAGGCAACAGTATTGAATGCCTTTTATCTGGATATCAGTTATTTAGACGGCAATGACCGCCTGCTTTAAAAAGGATGAATAAAACATGGGCTGGACTGATTTAGCAGCAGCATTTGGATACGGTACAAAATTAACAAGCCAGCAGATGCAGCAATTACGAGACAACATTGAAGCCGGCTTGCTGGGGGATACCGGGTCGCCCGACAGGGAGGCCGCCGGGAGTACAAATTATTTTTCAACCGGAATATTGGGGGGCGCGGCGCTTGGGCCGACAAACTCTGCAAGCTATATATCGGTTTTATCTGTAACCTTCCCGGCCCCCGGTGAATATCGATTTTATACGCAATATTTTTTAGATAACGGAGCGGGAACCGCCTATTTTTTGATTTTAAAAAATGGAGCGACTTATTTATCATGGAATACCGGCAGCAACGGCTGGCATAATCGAACCGATGATATAACAGTTGTTACCGGCGACCGACTCGTATGGCAGATGCGAGTCAATAACGGGTCATATCAGGCAGACTTGGCCGTGAATATCCGTGGGGCAAATTTGACAGGAAATTTTTTGTTTGGTTAAAATAGTGATATTGGGAGAAAAACATGAGATACCTTAATTTTAAACGATTTTTAATAATTGCATCCGTGTTGTTTTTTGTATGCGGTTATTTTCAAAATGCCGAAGCAGTCAACAAAGTACGTGCATTTACAGCACTAACGGGCGGCGGCACAGGGGCGCTTGATGCTATAAGCATATCGGCTTTGACTGATGGTGATATCAGCTTTGTCGTTTCCGGCAATTATTTTTATATTTATGAATTTAATGCCTCTGCTACGGATGCCGAAAGCTCGCCGCAATATATTCGGCCAGATGATTACAGCTCACAGGGGGTCTGGTATCTTACAACCATGTCGGGCGTCACGTTTACCAGCGTTACCGTGGGCGGATTTCCTTCAAATGAAATAATTCAATCGGATGGAAGTGGCAATCTTGAGGGATCGGGCAAGACCCTTTCCGGTGCTGACGCTACGATTCTGACAGGAACGGCAGGAACCAATACCTACACGGCAGTATGGAACGCAGATGGTGACCTGGTTGATGGGTATGATCCGACCACAAAGGTTAACGCCACTTCAACACAAACCCTTGATTTCGGGGGAGCGTCTGAGGAAATTCCTAATTCAACATCCGATATGGCACTTACAACCGCCGGTCAAGTCGGGTTAGAACTAACAGACGATCAGTTCATATTTCACGGTGGTGCTGCCGGTGAAATCCAGGGAGAAGCGGCACATAGCTTATTGCAGCATTTTGCGATTTCATTTGACCCCAAAGTAGTATGCGACGGCGATGTTGACCGGCTTTTCTTGATGACCATAGGCGATGACGCACCCGAAGGAATAATCATAGTAGAGTGGAAATTGTCGTTTGAAGCAGACCCGACCACGGAATTCGGGGCGGGTGAAACCCTGTTCAAATACGCTGATGCGTTTATTGGGGTAGCCAATGCGGCTACGATAGACGATGTGGCAACTTCAGCCGGGGTTAGCACAGAGGATACAAATGCTAATATCAATAGCGGCGCAGTGGTAGCCAACAGCAAGGTTTTATATCTTGACTTTCCTACAGCCTACACCGAAACGGGACATCAGGTAATCTTTGAGTTCTGGTACTATGCGGAGGCCGATTAATGAAAAAGATAATTCTTCTTTTATGCTTTTTATTTCTAATCAGCTATCGGGTTGATGCGGGGTGGTATTATGGTTCGGGTGCTGTAGAATGCTCCGCAGACGATTTTTCAGACGATTGGGAGGATAACGACCTTGCAGATGATTGGACGGGCGAACAAGATGCTGACGGAAATCTCGATGTGCAAGCAGCTCCCGGTGCAGGACATGGCAGTTATTCCATGCACCATCAACATGACACATTAGTTGAAGCAAGATTAAGAAAAACATTCGGGGGAGATTATACTGGAGAATATTGGTTACAGTTTTACATTTATTTTGACGAAGTAACCGGCTGGGGTGATACGAAATATTATAAGATGATGACTATATATGATGCTTCGTGGAATGAAGTTGGGAACTTAAACGTTCTCTCCAATTCCGGCGGGAGTGTTGTTCAATTAAGATTTAATGGTTCATCGACCTATAATGCTGTTATAGCACCATCTGCAAGCACTTGGTATCCCATAAAATTAAGATATGTCAAGGGCAGCGGATCAGATGGAATAGTCCAAGTCTGGTTTGATGGAACTTTAAAAATAGATATTTCAAATGATACCCGACAATATAACACGCGGTCAATAGATTTCGGTTTTAAACAAGGAACTGCAACGACAACCACCTTAGATGTCTACTTTGACGACTTTCGAATAAGAATCGATGATTGCTTTTAAAAAGATATTAGTCTTTTTATTGATTCCTTCTATATCCTATGGGGCAACGATTTACATCGATGCCACACCGGGAACGGATTGCTCCGGAGATTATTCCATCGCTTCCCGTGCCTGTTCAGGTTCAGATGGCAATTCATACGATACGATAGCCGAGGGCGAAACAAATGCCAGCGCCGGGGATACCCTAGCGATTAGGGCCGGCACTTATGAAATTACCAAAGTCACATGGGATCAGGACTATGGCTCTTTAGTAACGGTAAAAGCATACAACAGTGAATCAGTTATAATCACACCAACGGACACCGCTTATGCGGATGCTAATTATCCCCTATTCGTAGTTACGGGTCAGAATCTTAAATTTCAAGACCTTGAATTTGATGGAGAGCAAGACACCAACTGCGCTGGAGCGTGTGA